AATACTAAAAGACCACTTTCCCCGGTAGACGGGAATTGGAATATGCTCATAAATCCACCGGGAATGGCCTGCTCCAGCTCTGACATGATATCAAATGTGAATCGCAGGTGACGCGGTTTATCCATAATCAAGAGTGTAGAATACATTTCTATCCACAGGTATGCATAACAAAAAATTATATTGTCCATGTGCCGGACGGCATTTTAACCTCCGGGTTAGTATCCAGTGGTTGCGGTTGCTACTGTCGGAGTGCCCGTAGGCTTGAATGTCATCTCAAACGTAACCTTATCATTGAGAGGAGCGGTCAGACCGTATTTTATAACGTATCCTTCCATGGAAATCTGTGCCATAACCGTGCTTCCACCAACTACAAGGTACATAGTCCCTTTCGTTCTGCCTTCAAATGCATCCAGAATTGTATCAGACATCATTGAAGATGACGTAAGATAGATACACTGAAGCTGAACCGGCCCGGTTTTCCCCATTTTTGAAGGGATAACTACGGTATACCCATCGGTTGTCCCGTGATTTGTTATATCCAAAACATCCTTTGAGAAGCTTGGAGGAGATACATTGAGTATGCCCGCAATTCCCACTGGTGTTCCAGCTGTAGTACCTGCAAATGAGATATATGTCCCGAACGAATTTCTTGCACTTAACGTTGCCATTTTATTTCACCTACGTTGAATCCCCGAAGGATGGTTTTCCGGTAATACTCAGCGTTGCATCAAATGTTGCCACACCATCGAGAGGTGTTTTAAGTGCAAAGGCAGTTATATACCCATTGCCATAATAGACATTCATTGTTGATGCCGTAGTACCTATTTCAATCTTCCATCCTATCCTTTGCCCATCTTCAAGCCATGTTTTCATGTCCCACATTTCAAACGTGCCTGTGCCGGAGAAGAAAGACGAACAGGTAATCATACACCCGGTCATGGTCATATCTTCATGCTTGAATATCCCACCGGGCAAGGTCTGGTCATAATCTTCTGTACTTCCGTAGTATGTAACATCTATCATACTTACGCTCTTTGTGGGTACGGCAAGGTTCTGAATACCTGCTATCGGAGTAAATGTGCCAGTACTCCCAGCTGTTGAAAAGGATAAAACCGTTCCATACCCGCTATTTACATTCGTTGATGTTAAAATTGGTTGTGCCATCTTTACACTCCTTAATAAGACATTTTAATTTGGAAATTTTGTGACCACTGCATACGCCTGTCAGAATCCAGTCCCATTGCAATGGGTGACTGGACTGGCTGGATAAAAACGTAATAACTACCTGTGGACGTAGGTAAATTCATACTCGATACAAACCGTAATCGGTTCTGGACAATTAATGCCTGATTATATCCCAAATCAGAGGTTGCGGCTGATAATGTTATCACTTGCAGGCTTGGATTATCCAGATACAATAATGTTACATCCGGCCCCGGGCCTCCGTACTGATACAATACGTGCATATTTGCCGTGCTAGCAGGTCTTTGGTATTTATATATTGTATACGAAGAACCCGGCCCTATCTGTTTAAATCCTGTGGATGATGAACCAAGCCACGTTGCCAGATCATTTAACATGTTCATGCAAATCTCCCCGTTATCTGTCCACCCATTCTCCTGTTGATTCTGGCCAGATTAACCCACTTTTTCATGTCAGCATTTATCTCCTGCCATGACTGTGCCTTATACGAACCTGCAAGCATCCTCTCCATATCCACACCACGTATGAGATTGGTTGCAAGAACCTTGACACGTGCATTTGTAGGATGTTCCAGATACTTCCATTGTTCAGGTGCATCGTGGTGGTACTCCTGTACTTCGTGCTGGAGGACTGCATACGGAGTATCATATGACAGGATATATACAATATCGTTTTCACCTCGCTCTACCGGGCCAGTTATGTCAGCGGTTTCTACGAGGTGAAGTGAACCGTCCTCATGATCATTGTTCTGGTCATACGGGCAGATTCTCATGGATTCCGTCATGATAGCCTGACACTCTTCACCCATGGCTCGTCCCAATTCTTTGGGATATTGTTCCACCAGTGTTTTAAGATTCGCACGCACCTTGTCAAACCCACGAATATCTACACTCATGGTTGCGCCGTATCGCGTTCCTGTCGGGCCAAGCGTTATTTTAGACGGCATTAGAAATCACGTTTTCTGGAGGACTTCCAGCTTCGAGTTTAGAACGAACTATAGCAGATATCATTGTAATCGCAAGGATTTCTCCGGCTGAATGATCTTTGTTTTTTGCTTCTTTGTCCAGCTCTATTAGTAATTTTGATAACTCTATGCAGGAAATTTGTTTTGACATATATTTTTGTAATAAATGGAACAGGTCACTATCGGGAGGAATGGGATTCCCTTTCAATAACAAATCAGGTATTTTCTCTTCAAGTGCGTTCCAGAACAGATTAACTTTTGTTTTAATTTCCCGGACATCTCCTTCCATTCCCTGTAAGCACTGATGTCTGGTTTCCAGTACTGCGATTCTTTCCTGTAACTTGGCCTGAAAGTAAAAGTGTTCTACTAACAACCCCATACAAGCTATTGTAACTCCTATCCATGCTACAGGATCTATTTCCAAAAAAATCACCCTTATGTGTAAACTTTAATGTATTCGGTGTTTCCGTCAAAATCAACGGTTTTTTCTATGGAGATGATAGTAGGTGATGTCCCGTCCGGCAGGGTTAAAATATCGTCAATTCCAATGGTGGTGTCATGAGAGAAAAGAATCTGACAGTTACTCACCATGGATTTTCCGTCCCTCCCCAGTGCCGCACGGGTGTTGTACTGACAGAGTGCAGTATACGATACGGCTGTGCTGGTGACAGCCATTCCATTAGAATCAAATGCCGTGGTTGCATGTAACACTGTAATTGTCTGGTGTGACCACTTTGTAAGTAGGTCTGCCATGTGTGACATTATATCAACCGTGGCCTTTTGTATGGTGCAAGTAACGCAGATACGTACCCATCGTACCCGCTATATCCTCCGCCTCCGGTATAAGAACGGGAGAGTGAGCCAACACTTTCTGAACCTATCCCCGAAGGCATGGTATAGTGCTGTTGCAGGACACGTGCAGCTGCAATCTTCGCAGAGCCGTGTAAATCTACGTAGGCATACGTTACAAGAACTGTGCCTGTGTCTGTGGTTGTATCCAGTATTTGTGAAAATGTGCTTGGAACGTGTATCCGTCCACCCTCGTAATCCAAGACGTAATCCTCTACGTATGTGCTGGGAATGGGATATGTTACCTGTGGCACATCGGACATGAAGGCATCCCCGTAAAATTGAGTGCCCCTGTCAGTAGACGTAACCACTACGGTATTCCTAACCACCGGATTATGTGCCAATGACTGGTATCCTGTAGCTCCAGAAGCTGTGAATGTGACGGATTCCTCTTTCACCTGATGAGAGAAACATCCGCCACAATATTCATTTATTCCCAGTGTAACTAACGGTAGGAGTGCGGCTATGACAGTATCATGTGACGTGGAAGTAATTTCCATCAGGTCTTTTACCTCTGCTACTGTTAGTGACATGGTAAGTACCTACCGCCTTGCTTTGAATCGTCTACCCATGCCTTTTCCAATAGAAGCTACACGACCTTTACGGGAATTTCCTTTCAGATTATATTTTGATATGGCATGCTGTCCACGTGGATCTCCTTTGGAATATTCGGATGTCGAATAATTGTATTTTCTGTTTTTACCAAGTTTTCCGGCACGTATATCCTTTTTAATACCCACTTTCGTCTTGGCTTTTCCTGTATAGAATCTGTTTGTTCCTTTACCCGTCCCGGCACGATTCCTTTGTCCCGGACGTGGCCCTGAACCCGGCCCTCCCATTTCTGTTACCTCCATGGTTCGCAAATGCGAACTTTTTGTTCACGATTTACAGCTTGTCATCGAGATTGGCCCAGATTTTATCGATTTCACGGGTAGCGCCTATCGCACCTTCGTACTGGTAGTGAGAACGTTCCATCTGACGCATCTGTTCCTGAATTTGACCGTCCCTCTGTTGCATGTTCTTTATCATGTTCTCAATTTTCTCTTTGTACTGGTGCTGGCGTTCTGCCTCAAACGCATACATAAACCTCGTTTTGCATAGGTCAGATGCAGGCGGAATATACACTTTTATACCCGCACCTCTGGCAAGCCCGATGAAATACTCACACGACGGCCTCTGATTAACGTACTCCGATCCCACGGCCATGTCTACCCCGTAGATAGAAATTTCGTGGTATCCCTCAAAAATTGCAAGTGCCGTCATATAGGAGATAGAATTGGTAAAGTAATTACCGTATCTGTCCACAATCTCCTTTAAGGGAAATTTAACCGAATTAGGAATGTCAGGATATCTTTCCTGCATGTATATAGGGACATTCAACCCACGCAGCCCGTCAAGTCCACATTTATGTCCGGGTGGTACTCTGCCCAGTCTGACATCTTCATCGATATTCTCTCTCGTATGAATGTCAAACCATCTGTCGTATCGTGGAAGAGAACCGTGTAAATCGTTTAATCCCCAAATCTCCTGTGTTGGATCTTGGAATGGTGTTTCCGTCCTCGTATCCGCAAATCCTACAATGCACACTTTTTTATGAGGACGATTGAACATACGTCCTATCTGTACCCATTCAGGCAAGAGGTTTCCTTTTTCATCAGTAACCAATTTTATGAATTCGGGTTTGTCTTTGTGTTTCTCCAAATCTTCTGGTGTCCTGCATACGAACGATGCCACGCTTCCCATAGGTGGCGGATTTATGTAAGGTTGTTCTTTGACAGGTTCAGCGATTGGCTGTGCGAGAACTTTATCTGCGTTCTGGAGGATTTCAGCCGTTTTCTTTTCAAGCTCTGCTACATCAATTTTCGGTTTAGTAACTCTCTTTACCATACTTTCTCCCTTTAATCCAATTCCATTTAGTCCAAAAAATTTATGAGATTATTTACAGCCCACGGTTAAGTGGACGGATGAAATAACAGCCAACAGGCGCGTTGGTTGAGAGTGCATCGAGGGTGACAGTGGTTGCGGTTGAGTAACCTACCATCATACGGATGTACACATCGCCCTTGTCATAGTTGCTGGAGGTTGCGGATGCAATACAGCCGAACGTCTGTGTGTCCACAGGGCCGAATGTAAACATCTGTCCTTCTGTTGAGGTTGCCACGAAGCATCCTGTTGAAAGGAATGTCTTGAACGCTGATTCCTTTGTAGAACCACCGCTCGAAAGGTTGAATCCACCTTCTGAAGAGGGCCGGTACTGGACTGCAACTGCCGCATAGTTGGCTGTTGATCCGGTACAGGGTTCTGCAAAGATAATGTTGAAGAACACGTCCTGATATGATTTCCCGCCAGACGTGCGCCTGACCGGGAATTCAATATATGTATTTGCTGATGTCTGGTAGAAACCGGGAACTCCGGTTGCGTTCAGATTTGTTGATACTTTTATACCGTAGAGGGTTGAATCAGGTACAATCTTCGCCCGGTATGCTGTAGGAGTAATCATTGAAGTCATTTTTCATCACACCGTCGAATATTCAGACACCATATATGCCAGTGCCTTTGGCTGGACGACCTTCATGCCGTAGACGTGGAGCCCCTTGACCGCGTCCGCAAATTGGAGTTCTGGACGGTATGCCTCGACAGACGTAATCTGGTCTGCGAACGTGATTGCATCCCGGTGGCCTGCCATGACGTAGTGCTCAGGAGTGGTTGATACATGTGACGGGCCTTCTGTCAGGTTGTTTGACATATAGATAGTGAATCCCATGACACGTCCAATCCGGCCTGCCTCATAGCTGGCGGTTGCGTCGATATTCCGTATAC